ATCCAAGTGCCACAGAAGACTTCCGCCACATGGTGGGAAGAGCTGATGAACGAATCTGGCAAAATCAATGATATTGCTGATGCGTCTAAAGCGCGTACTGCTTTTGCGGTAAACGGGAATCACTCTAACGATGCAACAATTGTGAAGCGTTACCACTTGTGGGGACGTGATAATAATATTGCCACATCCACGATTCATGATGCGTTCTTTGCAAACACTGCTGATATGCTAAAGAGCCGCTCTGCGTTGCGCAAGGTCTACGCTGAAAGTCTTAAAAACAATGTCATTCTAAACACATTAAATGAGATGCTCGATCGTGGCCTCCCTCGTGAGATTTACGAAAAGTATTTGAACGAGGCAATCGATACGGGGCTGATACCAGTACCTGGACGATCCGTTGTAGGAGGTAAGGTTATCACCGTTGAAGATATCCTGACTGAAAAGGACATCCTCAAGGAAGTGCCTGAGCATTTTGACAACGATAATTACTGGTATGGGGTAGGTTGACAACCTATCTCACACTAGTGTTAGCATTCATGGTTAAATAAAAGAAGATTCTCTTCGTGCATCCTAAGGATTCACCAGGAATAATCCTAGAGAAATTATTTATTATAATAATTTTCTCTTAAAATCTGAGAACTTCAGACCGGAAATTTTGAGCTTATATACTGTGTATGTAAGATAAATTAATAAGCTGTGCTTAAAAGGATACATATTATGTCTGCAAATGAGACAACTACAACCAATGATGAATCTACAACCAACAATGGTGTCACTCCTGATGGTGTGTCCCAACCTGCTGGTACTTCCGACGTTGATGCTCTCGTAGCTGAACGTGTCAAAGAGACCAAAGGTGCTCTTGATCGTGCCTATAAACAGCGTGACGAAGCGTTGGCGAAAGCTGCCGCATTCGAAGCTAAAGAGCGTGAGCGTGAACTTGCTAGACTTCAAGAAGAAGGAAAGCACCGTGAAGCATTTGAAATGCAACTCGCTGAAGTGAAAGCACAAAAAGAAGAAGCCGAACGCAAGTTGGTTCAACTAACACGAGACAATGAAGTAAGACGCGCATTGACCTCATTCGACTTTAAGAATGATCGTGCAGCTGAAATTGCATTTAAAGAGATTATTGCAGGTCTCACTCAGGATGCCAGTGGCAATTGGGTAGGCTCAGGCGGGGTTGCAGTCAAGGCTTCTGTAGAATCATTCGTCAAGGATGAGTCTAACAGTTTCCTGCTAAAACCTAAAGCAAACAGTGGTGGTGGCAGTACTCCTGCGGATCATACAACTCAATCGACTTCAAAGGAAACATCTGTATTTAGGATGTCTCAAGAAGAAGTCATTCGTCGTGCTCGTGAGGGTACGCTAAGAAAATAATTAAGGAAACTTAAATGTCTGTTATTACTAACCTCCAGGGTGCTGATAATTTTGTATTACAAGAAGCGATCAGTGCGTACACTGATGAAGCTTACACAAATGCCAAGAAATTGACTGGCACTGGTATTGTCGGGACTAACGCTCAGATCGATACAAACACCGAAACATACATCGGTCAAATCCGCTGGGAAAAGCCTTTGCATGCAAACATTAACATTGCATCTTTGACAGATCCTACAAGCGGTACACCTACTACCACTTCTATGGACTACTTGAAATATATCAAGACAGTTCGTACCCATGGTGCGCACAAGGTCAACGTTCAAGAAATCATCACTCAACGTGACGGCTTGGCTAAGATCGGTCGCGACTTTGGCGAAACACGTGGTCAAGACGAACATAACTCTATCCTTGCTATTTTGAAAGGTGTTGCGTTATCTGAAGTATTACTAGGTGCTGGCTCAGCTTCTGGTGCTGCAGGCTTGGGTGGTCAAACTTTCGACAATGACCCTACAAATAACAAGTATGGTTTCTATGTTGATTTAGGTGCTGACAAAGTTATTACAGACGCTGCAATTGCTAACCAAGGTGCGAATCGTGCTACAGGCTTCTTGAATGCTGTCGGTGCTGCTTACAAAGATTATGAGCCTGAGTATTTCTACTTAGTTGTTTCTCCTGAAGTAATGGCTTCATTGCGTTCTGCAAACTTGATGGACGAAGTAGTTGTTACAGAAGGTAACATGAACTTCTCTACAATCTTCAGTGGTAAATTCCGCTTAATTCAGACACGTGCGCAACAAGGCTTCACTGCTGCACAGATGACTAAATTAGCTACAGGTGCCGGTGTTGACATCGTTGGCTCTAAAGTGTCTTTCATCTGTACACCTGCTGCAATTGCACAGGCTGGCTTGAATGTTCCAGTTCCAGTTGAAATCTATCGTCGTGCTGATACATACCAAGGTGGTGGTGAAACTTCTATTTGGTATCGTTGGGGTAACGTCTACGCACCTAATGGCTATAGCTGGACTGGTAACGAAAGCGTGTTCCCTGCTGATGCTGACTACATGGGTGTCAACACCTATGGTAGCAATGGTGCAGTGACACGTGGCACTATCGAAGCTGCTACTGACGGCTTGGCGGGTGTAACTGGTGCTTGGACTCGTAAAGCGACTTCAGCATTGTCATTGGGCATCCTCCCAGTATTCCACGCATAAGCAGGTGATAGACTATGGCGCTCCTTAAAGGACTCAATTCCTACGTAACAGTAGCTGAGTCTGATAGCTATTTTGCTAATCGTATCGACGTTGCTGCATGGGAAGCTGCTAGTGGTATCCAAAAAGAGCAAGCTCTTGTCACAGCAACTATCCTACTAGAGGCAGTCCTATGGTGTGGCGTCGTAGTCGATGACTCTCAAGCGTTGGCATTTCCTCGCAATGGTTATTACTTTGATCCACGACTCGGTAAGCAAGTTTCGCTAGCGGATCTTGGCACGCCTAATCGTGTGCTACAAGCTTGCATGGAAACTGCATATCACTTGCTAAACAATGACGGCTTAATGGATGAGACCGGGGCTGTTCTTGACATGCAAGTGAGCGGAGTCTCTATGACTAAGATACGTAACCCTAGCAAAATGCCAGGCATTGCCCGCACGTTAATCCAGCCACTACTCTCTAGTAACGCTAGAAATTGGTGGAGGGCTAACTGATGGGTAATCTTGCGCTTGTAGATACAGGTTTAAGATTGGCGTTTAACGCTATGAAGGATCTTGCGCAGGATGTTACGTTTGTTTCCGAAAATGCTGGTACATTCGACTTTGCCACTGGACAAGCTGTCTCACAGACAGTGACTCGGGTGGTTAGAGCAGTCATTACAACAACAAACACATCGACAGATACAGTTGGTGTCTCTCAGATCAACTTGCTAGTTAAATCTAGAGACTTGACTTCGTTGACGCGATGTACACATGTCATTATCCAAGGTGTCACTTGCAAAATTGTGAGTTTCTCCAAGGATACTGGCTATGTGGCAATGTTCGAGGTAATCAAGAATGGCTAAGTTTTCAGATATACAGACAGGAGTGTTTGGGATTTTCTCTAGCGATAGCTGGAATGCTCTCAATATCTTGACAATTCCGCAAAACTTCGTAGCTGCAACGTCAGTTACCACTTTCATTAGAGTAGGCATTGTACCTGGTTCTCCAGGCATTAATAGATTGTCTGTTAATGGTGTACTTCTCATAGAAATATTCACGCCTGCTAACTCTGGCCCTACAGTCAGTATGCAGATTGCGGACTCATTGGATTCATTTTTAGGTTCAAATACAGTGTCGATTTCCCCTAAAACCTCAGTACAATTTTTTAATAGTACAATTGGAACACAGGCACTTGATAAAGTAAACCCCTCTTTGTTTCGAATGATTTACTCAATCCCTTTTAAATACTATGGAGTCCTTTAATGGCACACATTTCTTCTATTGGCGCAGGGATGTTCTCTGACTTGGCAATTTCCTTGCCTGCCACTATTACTTCTTTAGCAGCTGTGGATACTCAAGCTGAGTTTGAAGCACTGTTCGCTTCTGATATCACTGGGGGCGGTACTAAAGCTACCGGTACCTTCTCTCGCGTTATGAACGTTCGTGAGTTCCCTGCAATTGGTGTTCCTGCTAACATTGTAAAAGTGCCTACATACGGTCGTCGTATGAATGCTCAAGTTCAAGGTCAAGCAGATGCTCCTACTTTAGAAATCAAACTCAACTTCGTACCAGCTGATTGGGCTGCGAGTGCGCCTCTAGGTGCGCTTGTAGGTGATGGTAACCAGTATGCTTTCCGCTTTACAATGCTTAACTCTGCGCCTACTGGTGTTGATGGGTATGCTTCTAAAGCAACAGGTTTAGGCTCAGTCCAGAACTCTGAATTTTACTGGATCGGTAAGATAGAAGCTTTACAAGCTACCGCGTCTTTAACTGACGCTAACCAAGCTACATTGACGCTGACTATCCAGTCTCCGTTCTATGGTGCTTACACTTGCTAATTTGTGAGTGATTGACAGGTGTCTTCGGATGCCTGTCTCCTTAATTTATGAGAGATTAACATGCAACAGCCAGATACAGGCGAAATCGCTCCTTTTGATAAGAGCTTTGTGTTGCGACTTACCGCGAAGCACCAGAGAAAAGCCTTGGATATTAGTATCCGAAAGACTTTCGAACGTATCAAAGACTTCCCAGATGATACTGAAAAATCAGCTGAAGTTTTTGAGACATTAATGCTACTTCACGCACAACGAGCACAATTAGATGAATTCCAACAAATCAATTCCGAACATTTCAAAGGAAAATAATATGTCACAATTGACAGGTATCAAGGCACTCGTAGGCCGTTCAAAAACTATGAAGACTAAATTTTTAGACTCTGACGTTGTTATCAAAAAATTAACAGTTGCAGAAGTCTTAGAGATTCAAGAAACTGCCAAAGACACAGCTGATAATGAGACAGCTGGTTTTGACATTCTTAAAAAGGTGATTCGCACCGCTACTGAAGGCGGTCAAGATTTGACCGATGAAGATTTTCAAAGCTTCCCTATGGACGATTTGAGCAAGCTCTCAAATGAAATCATGAAGTTCTCAGGAATGGGAAACGACTCTCAGAAGTAAGTCTCTCTAATGATAAGTTATTGTTGTTTGAAGTTGCATACCAGCTTAAAACACCTGTGTACTTATTATCAGAAATGCCATATGATGAGCTTCTAGATTGGATTGCGTATTTTGAAAAGCGACCTGTTGGGTGGCAAGACGATGATCGTACTTTCAAACTCTTACAAGCACAAGGTGTCAAGGCACAGCCTGGCGACATATTCACATCGTTGAAGAGGATTTACACAAATGCTCCTCAGATCGGTGAAAACGGTCAGGTACTTGGGGATCTGAGCGGTAGTGGTTTATTTAGCAAAATGATGGGCGCGATAGGGGGTGACAAGCTTGAATTTTAATTTAAGATCAATGGTAGATAGCAAGATTGCAGATAGTGTCTCAACTGTTAAGCAATCACTGCTACAGGCACTTGCGCAAGCTACACCTGTTGATACAGGTTTTGCACAGTCTTCATGGCACTTGGATGACAAAGGTAACATTGTAAACGATGCCCCTTATATCCTTGAGCTGGATGTAGGTCATTCTCAACAAGCTCCCTCATACTTCATCGAGACGACTGTCTTGTCTAATCCAAATGTGCATCCTAATGGCACAATCGTAGTCGATACAGATTCCACACCTAGTTAACGCTAGGCTCGTCCCTCCTTAATTGGAGGGATTTTTTTAGACAAGGAGCTATTCATGTCAGGTATTTTAATCAACGTAGGGGTGGATACAGGTTCCTCCTATTCCAAAATTGACACACTAAGTACGAAATTGCAGTCCGTACCTAGTCAGAAAGATGTAAAAATCAATGTGACAGCTGATGCTGCAGCATTGACAGAAGTGCGCTCTTCACTAGATACTCTAGCAAAAAGTTCAATGGATACTGCCGATACCACTCGAAAGATGTTGGCTGACATCCAACGCGGCATGTCCGATATGACTGCCCAAATGCGTAATATGGGCACAGGAGGTGAGACTGCCTTTAAGAAGCTAGGTAGTAGTGTAGATGCTGTAGGTAGTAGCCTAAAGAGTGTCACCAGTGGTTTCAAGGCACTGATTACAGTCGTTGCATCAGGTGCGCTCGTAAAGAGTATTAATGACGCAGCAGGTAGCGCTCAGGATTTGCAAAACCGATTGTCGCTGGTTACAGGCTCATACCAAGATATGTTATCGTTACAAGCAAAGCTGTCCGTTGTAGCGCGTGAGACACGTTCATCACTGGCGGGCATCGCTGATGTGTTTGTACCTATGTCGCTTGCTTTGAAGAGTCAAGGTATGGCTGAAGAGCGTATGGTCAGTATCGTACGTACAATCCAGCAAGCTTCTGTAATGTCAGGGTCTGCGCCCGAGTCTATCAAGGCAGGTCTCGTACAGCTCAGCCAGGGCCTCTCAGCAGGTACGATTCGTGGTGAAGAGCTTAACTCTGTAATGGAACAGATGCAATACTTAAGCTTGGGATTACAAAAGCAGCTAGGTATGAATGGCGCAGAGTTACGCCAATTTGCTACAGAAGGTCGGTTAACGTCTCAGATGTTTGCTGAACTCGTCGAAAAGATGAAGGCAACGACCGACGCGGACTTTGCAAAGTTTGCACCTACAGTCGCACAGGGCTGGGAGCGCGTCAGTGTTGCTATCTCAGGCGTGGTTTCGAGCTTGTCAATGACTACAGGCTCCTCCGCTAGATTTGCGTCTCTCTTATTCGATATCGGAGATGGCATCGAATCGATGGGTAAGTCGGCAGACTTGGCTTTAGCTAACTTGATGAGTTCGGTAGCTAGCGGTGGTGGCGTTGCATCTGGGATTGGTAGCCTCGTTGCAGATGTAATGAAAGAGCTACGTGATGGTGTAGTCAATACAGATTTCTCATGGATCGGGAACAGTCTCGTTTCAGCAATCTCTTCAGGCTTTAGCTTAGGTGCTATGGTAAACATTGAAGATTTCAAGGATGCAGTGATGGGAGTCTTCACTGGTCTTGGTTCGGCAGTTTCAAGTATATTTTCTGGTATTTTCAATCCGTTGATTACAGCATTTCCAGTATTAGATCGCTTAGTTGCGGGCTTTGAAATCTTAGGACACCTCGCTGAAAGCTTTCTGCATAAGATCACGCTCTCCGCAGGGGACGCTGTAGATTCTATTAGAAATATCTTCCATATCGTACCCGAACATGGTGTCGCAGAAGCCCCAATGCGCTTCTTTAAGACTGGTCTCAATAAAGCTGAAGAATCGCGTGATTCTGCTGTACAATCGATTAATGACATGTTACGCGTACCTACTGTTGATAGCTTTAAGGATGGGGCTGAAGATGCCTTTAAAGATTTCACTTCTGTATCTAATAGTGCAATCGATGAGATGGGTTCGGTGGCTGCCAAAGCTGCTCAAGATGTAAAGACGCGTCTGTATAAAGCGATTGATGGCTATGCTATGCAGAACATCGTTACAATGGGTGATTCTCATTTGATGGGGATGTTAGGTGTTGGCACAGTTTCTACAAGTGCCGGCTTGGCAGCGGGGCTTGCCTTCGAGCGTATGCTCGATATGGGTAAACACTACATAGACGCGCTTGTAGATTATATGCGCCCAGCGATGGCACGGATACAAACGGGTACTACGCAACTGCTAGTAGGTATGCATATTTATGAGCCTGTGATGGAGGCTGCTAGTAAAGTCGCTGATGCAATCATGTATGGGCTTACGCATTCTTTGGAAGGCATGACGTCTGTACTTAATGGTGTAATGGACACCGTTATAGGGGTACTGATCTTTGCGTTCGGAGGCTTTTACGCTAAAATCTTCGCTGGACTCGCTACGCTAGGTGGTGCCGGTGGTGTTGCTCTAGACGCTCTTCGTGTACCTCTAGAAGCCTTAGCAGAAGGTGTCGGCAGTACCCTTCAGCATATGACACTTACAGGTCTTGTAGATGGTGTTGCTAATGCTGCATTATTTATTGGGGATATGTCTGCCAGCTTGTTCGACGGCTTCTTTAAAGGAATGTTCGGGGATTTCGGGGCAGAGCTTGTATCTTGGGTTCCAGGTCTAAACATTCTAACCAATAGCGCCTTACATGCAATGTTAGGTATTGCAGGTGCTATAGCATTGATCCACAAGGGTACCAGAGGTGCTCTTAAAGAGTTTGTGATGGGTAGCGAAAAGAAGAGTAGCTATGGACTTGTGGATTATTTCAGTTTGCAGCCAAAGACTGCAGCTAACGGCTCACAATACAAAGACATTAACCCTAAAATCATGGGAGCCGCTGCAGGTGCTGCTTTTATGTCTGCATTTGTATCCTCCGTGTCAATGCTTGAAGCTGCTTCACTTGGGATCCCTCTTGCATTGTTTGCATTGTTTGGCAAGTCTGGCGGCAGTGCTATAGTTCAACGTCAAATAGATGTCGCGACTACAATGGTGTCTGCCGGTGCATCTCGTATGAAGAACGCTTTTATGAACTCCTCATTGGCGAATTCAGCGCACGCGCCTGCTGTGCTTGCTATGCTGAATACGTTCTCTGTAGCAGCTCCCTCTCGTATAATTGATGCTAGCGCTGCGCTAAGCGCCAGTGTAGCTGCTGCTACTGCTAACTTTACTAAGAACCGTGATGCCTACATTTCGGGTAAAATGGGCTTCTTCACAGCATTGAAAAACCATGACGCCACCATGTCTGCTTTGCCGTTACCACCTTCTCCATTTAAAACCGGTGTGGGTGGTCGTCAGATTGACACACGCTTACCTGTTTGGAGCGGCTCGCAAAGCATGACACCGACACCTATCATGTCGTTGGGAGATGCATCCGCTAATATGTTGATGTCGCTAGGCTTGCTGTCTGACAGCTGGAAAGCCGGGCTTACAAAGATCGGCTCACTGACAGACGCAATGCTACCTAAACTTGCTGCGAGTTTGAGCATGTTCGCGCAAGGTACTGGTTCTGCGATATACAACGGCATCGCTGCAGGGTTTGCGGCATTGACACTACGACTTCCAACCATGCTATCACGTATTGGGAATATGATATCAGGGATGCGTACAGCCACACTTGGTATCGTGACCGCAGTAGGGCAGCTTGGTGCGTATGTCGGACGTGTAGGCGGTACAGCCGCTACCAGCGTGTTCTCTACCAGTAGCTTGTTCGACTCTTTTAATAACTTTACAACAGCGCTGAAAGATGCCGCTCGCTTAAGCTTCTCCACGATTACTGACCTACTTCGTAATAAATTGAAACATATTGGTATGGCTGCTGCAGGTATTGCCGCGATGGGTTATGCCGGTGAGGGTAAGTCGGCTGTCGATAACGGTAAGATGATGATCGACAATGCCTTGCAAGATTTTGGATTAGCTAAGAAGGACATGTTTGACTCTAGTAAAGAGACTCGCTTGTACTCAAACTTGGCAGGTGCAAATCTGTCACCTGAAGTCTTGAATGATCCTGCACTGAAGGGAAAAGTTAATGCTCCTGATTTGACCAGTTTGGTTGCACAAATCGATTTCTCAAAGGTATCTGACCGTGAAATGAAGGGGCTGCTCGAACTTACTAATAAGTATAGTCAAGCTGTCTATGATGTCAATCAGAAGAAGCTAGAAGGCTCTGAGATCGACAAGGAAGAGTTAGATACACTAAGCAAAATCCAGCATCAGGTGGAAACACAGTTAGGTAAGAGAGCTATCAAGGCTAAGGGCAGTCTGCAAGATATGGTAGATGCGCAATTCCAAGTCTCCATGCATGATGACTTTCTACAGTCTGTCCCCACAACTTTCAAAGGCTTGTTCGAGAACTACGACCGACTCTCTAGCGCAAAGCAAAGTGAGCTAGTTAAAGCTTGGAATGAAGCTGTAACTTATAGTAAGCTATCTGCTGGTAAATCTGTAGACCGTAAGAACTTGAAGGCGATTGAGGCTGCTGCTAAAGACTCTCCTCTTTATAAACGCAATATAGAAGAGCTTACGGCTGTCCAAGAGAATATGAGACGTTCATCGGCAACAGATGCGCAGAAAGTGTTTCTTGCTGCAAGAGAGAAAGAGCTACTAGCTGAGAATGCCAAGATTATGGATAAGTTTCATAGCGCAGGAACTTTCTCAGACAAAGCTGCATTCTCTAAAGATAAGCTATTTCAAGTGTTGACTGAAAGCTCATCGGACGCACTCGCTGCTAAGATGAAACAAGAGCTTAGCATGAAATTAAGTACCGCAGATGGTATCCAGAAACAGTTTGGGACTGACTTTGGAGATAAGTATAGTAAATTCTATATGTCTCAAAGTAGCATCGACCGTATGAGCGCGATTAGCGGAGAGTCTTCTGATCTCTTACAATCCGCTAACGCTCCTACAACAATTACACAAGCTGACCGTGAGCGTTACTTACGACGTATACGAGAGCTAGGTAGTGAAGCGCAAGGGCGTTATAACTTTGCGTCTGGTGGAGGCAATAGTGTTGGAGGCTCCCAAACATTTACTGGTAAGCTACTCGGTTTGGGCGATACGGTAGGTCTGTTTTCTGGGGCCCTGAAGGGCGGTCACAGTCTTGCGCAAATGTTCAAAGAAGCTTCACAGCAGTTGTCTATCTTCACTGAGCAGAAAAATCAAGCGTTTGCAGATGGTGATTTGTCACGAGTCAATGCTTTAACTCTTGCAATAGCAGGGTTGACAAAAGGGCTTCACGCACTGTTCACTAGCTCTACGCAGAGCTTTGGGTCACTTGAGAAGGGTCTAGGCTTGACAAGTACACATGTTGTGGCACTTAATGGTGCTTCACAATCTGTCAAAGACCGTTACATGGATAAGCTAAAGGCATTAAATCTTGCAGACCAAGCTGTCGCCAATAGTCCTGGTGGCGCAACGGATGACCAGCTACGTGCTCAGGTTAATGCCAGAGTGTCGGCTGAACGCCAACGTCTAGTTGTAGAAGCTAACGGTATGAAGAATGCTGCCGGTAATAAACTAGCTAACACACTTGCAATGGGCACAGAGATTCCTTCGCATATCATGGCGAATAGTGGTGCAATGCGTAAGTACCTTGGTGTACTTCAACAAGTTGCAGATGCTACTGCTACACTCGCTGTTGCTGAGGATAACCTCGCCAATGGCACAGGTCTCGAGCGCAACGTTACGACTGCGGCAGCTACACTGAAGTCTGCATTACGTACTAAAGACCTCATGAGTCAAGATGTTACCTACAATGCATCTGGGTTACTAGCTTCTATCCAGAGCGCAGGTGTAGCTTTAAGCGAGCTTGATTTTGCGAAAATGGGCGAAGGTGCTAAGCAGAGCTTGCTAGGGCTGGCGCATCAATTGCAAGACATTGATCGAGGAATGAGTAACTACGATATGTCGTCGGCAGCGATGACTTCATCACTGATTGCCAAGTCTGAGACACTTGCTAAAATGGCAAAAATTATTACTGATGCTTTCATGCAGTCCTCCGAGTCTATAAAAGGAGCGATGGAGGGTATCGGTTTGAAGTTTAGTATGCTGTTTAAGCTAAGTGCTGAAGGTTTGCAACGTGCGATGAAACTTGCCACAGATCTTGAGAAGCTTAAGCAACTGATCAAGTATGGTGATGCCAAGGATGTGCCTGTACTGAGTAAGCAACAGTTTGATCTTGAAAATGAAATGGCGAAAGTCCAGCGTTCTGCAAACGACACTTCGCTAGGCGGTGCTGTTACTAACGTCAACGCTGCGTTCGGTGGTGGTTTCAATTCCGACATGCTATCTGCATTACCTGCCAATCTCCGTAATGCCATGCGGGAGTCTGCCGTACATCTAGGTGACCTTCGTCAAGATGCCGAGACTGCTAACGCTCCTATGTCGCCCGCGTTACGCGATATGCTTAGCTCTTCAGATTCGCTAGGTAAAATTGTTAGTAACTTACAGAAAGCAACCGATGAAACTGCCAATGCTGACATTGCGACACTCACTAAGCTTGCAGGGGATAAGTTAGGTACGCAATATACGTCTGCTGACATGAAACGCCTAGGCGAAAAAGGACGCTCTGGTATTGACGTCGCAAACCTTGTTGAAGCCTTCAAGGCTATTGCAGAGCATCCAGCTCTCTCTCCAGATACTGCCAAGATATTGGACAAGCTAACTTCCAAAGACGCATCACTTGCTGATATAGTGCCTAATGCTTTCAAGCAACTACAGGCAGACATTGAGTCAGGCAAGGACGGTGGCAAGGTTGCTGCAGGTACGGTATCAGCTGCGGATGGTATTAAGTATGCAGTGGATAGACAATTACTTCAGGGATTACCAAGCAATCGCCAAGGTGCTCTTTTGAGTAATATGTTGTCTAACAAAGGGGATGCTAGCCCTAACTATTCGCGTGGTACTGTTGATCACATGAATGGATTAGCCGATGGCTTGGATAACGCCAATAAAGCTTTAAAGGCTGCGATGTCGGACCCAAGTGTTGACCCCTCTGAAGTGGATCGTTTGAAGGCAGTATATGCTCGTTTACGTGATGATGCATCTGATTATGTAAAGGGTATGGAAGATATAGCGAACGCGGGCATGGTCGCAGGTAAGAAACTACGTGATGACATGGCTAGTGATTTCAACAAGAATTTCAAGTCATGGATTACAGGACAAGCTAAAACTGGCGACTTCATGCACTCGCTAATCGACACTTTCACAGACTCTGTTGTCAGTATGTTCACTGAATCATTTACAAAGAATCTTCTCGGACCTTCGAGCCCTCTAGGCCAGATGATCAAAGGCTTTGGTGAAGATTTGATGAACATGCTGATGGGCTTGTTTTCTGGAGTACCTGGTACAGCTGGCGGAGCTTCCGGTGGAATGGCTGGTGGACTTGCTTCATTATTTGGAGGTGGCACAGGCTCAATAGGTAACTATTTCGCATCTAGCGCGGACTCTGAAATGATGTCTTCGTTAGGCTACTCCGGTTTTATGACATTTGCTACAGGTGGACATGTGTCAGGTGCTGGTAATGGTACTTCTGACTCAATCCCTGCGATGGTATCTAATGGGGAGTTTGTGGTAAATGCTTCTGCTACCAAGGACAACCTTGGTCTTCTCCATGCTATCAACAATGGTAGCCTTAGCAAATTTGCCACAGGTGGCCTTGTGGGAGGTGACCCTGCTAGTAGCCTGTCACTGGTGGCTGCGCCTGCCTACGTGCCCGTGGCGAGCACTCAGGTGCAGTCTGGGGGCGGTTCAGGCACGACGGTGAACATGAGCGTTACAGGCGACATTTCAAGACAAACAAGGGCGGAAATCATGCAAATGATTCCACATATTAGCGCTGGTGTAAATCAGTATAACAAATCTAGAGGTTACAGATGAGTTTCGATTATGGAATTCTGAATACAGCTGGGGATATGGTGGCGCGTTTTTGCGCCCCATTGACCGTCAAAAGTAATACACCTGTATTTGTGAAGGATACTCTCTCTTTAAAACGGGTGGTGTCTAGACGTACAGCGCAACGTTGGGAAATCGAAGGCTCATTGGAACCTTTAAACACAACTGCACATAAGCTACAATCTCTACTGGTTCAGAGCGGTAGCTTTGCACCGGTATCTATTGCTTTCCCACAAAACTACGGTGCTGACGTCAATATGACCTGCAGCTCTCCCGTTGTAGCGTCTGGTTTAGTTAATGGTACAACCGTCACATTGTCTGGTTTAAACGGGGTAATCCCGGAAGGACGTTATGTGACATTTGGCAGTGATCCGAAGCTTTACATGTTGACAGGGGATGCGTCTCCTGGCAATCTTAGTGTAGGTGTATTTCCACCGTTACGCAATGCGGTTTCTGGCACTATGAAGTACTCAGGTATTATCATTAGGATGTTCATTGACACCGACTCTGTGTCGGGTATGGTGTATTCCGACGGTATCTTAATGGACAATGGAACAATTAAATTATTGGAGCAATTATAAGTGATACAATTTTCACAGACCTTGGCGACTCTCCTTAGGGGGGAGTCCGTCGAGACATTTGTGCTGGTGTCGATTGGCAATCAGCATTTTACAGACTTCTATACAGACTTGGCGTTTAATGGTGTAACTTATTTACATGGCTCAAGCTTACTAACAGTAGCTCCTCCGCAGTTGACTTCGACTGTGGATAAGGCTAACTATAAAATTTCTTTTGCAGACCCAGCAATGGCTTTTGGTGTTGCAGATCCTTCAACGCTGACAGGTCAGACTGTCGAAGCACGTATCGGTGTGGCTGATGCACAGGGTGTGCCGTTATTGCAAACTGATGAAACGATTGTAATTTACAAAGGTCGTGTTGATTCTGTAGAATATGCAATTAAAACGGAATCTACAGGGGAGTCTGTTTTCAACCTTGTGTGTGCCAGTCCTATGGCGGATTTAGATTTCAAGAAACCATTCTATACTAATGAGTATTATCAAGGGCGTGTCGATCAAGATGACACATGCTTTAACTCTTTGTATGATGGATCTCAACAGGTGTTATTAAAGTGGGGTAAAGCATAATGGCTAGTATACCTGTTATCGTCTGGCAAATTATCGTTGTGGTTGTCTCGGCAATCTACCAACAGCAACAAGCCGCTGCCGCCAGACAGCGCATGGAAGAAGCTGCACGCGTTGCTGCGGAAGCCCGCAAAGGCTTTGAAACAGTCACCGAAGCAACTGTCGTATCATTACCTATTGTGTATGGTAAAGCGTTGGTAGGTGGCTCACGCGTATATCACGCTACCGCAGGTAACTTCCGTTATATCCAGAGCCAGTACGATAAGTCCTTTAACGTTGGACCAGATGCAGTCGCAGGAAGCTCTTATACGTCTTATGTCCCAGTTACCGACCCTGTAACAGGTGACGTTACACAGACCAGTGTCACGACAAATGTACCTGCAATCCCTGCGGGATCGTTTGTGGCAGATATTGAGGGTACGCATAATGAAATGCTTTTCTATCAGCAAGCGTTATGTATTGGACCGATTCAATCCTGCCAAGACGTTATTATTAATGGCAATATGACGATTAACTCTGAATTGATCTCTTCCTACAATACTACACGTACTGCAGATGGCATCGAGGGTGTTTGGACGTTCAATTACCAGCACCAACGTCAGATCAAGGCGGCTTTTAGGACAGATGTACATTTCAACGGTGGCGCAGATAAGCTATTTGCTTACAACTGCCCTGACCGCTCTTCAGCCACATTCACAGGGCTTGCATATGCATCTACCTATATTCGCTTAGATAGAGACAACCCTCAGTTTAATGCAATACCTTCTGTGCAATATATGATCGAAGGTCGAAAGGTTAGAACCTCATCCAACGGAGTGCTCAGCAGTACATTAGTCTACTCTAATAACCCTGCGTGGTGTCTACTGGACTATCTGCTTGATGCTAACTATGGGCGTGGCTTGAAGACTTCTGAGGTTAATCTCAGCAGCTTTGAATCGGCAGCGGCAGTGTGTGACAAGGTCGTAATACAGAATGCTCCAGTGGGTGGATACTTTTACCAGCCGTCTGATAAGTCCAGAGATGTCCACACACGTAACATTCCTTTGTTTGAATGTAACGTGATGCTAGATACTGAGAAGGCAGTGCGCGACAATGTGAAGACGCTAGTTGAGACAATGCCGGGTGCTTCATTGACCTGGGTACAAGGACAGTACAAGCTTAACCTGCAGTATCCTGTTGCAAGTGAGAGTCCCGTATTAGCTGCGGTATTGACAGATGACGATATTGTGTTAGGTTCTCAAGTAGACATTACGTGGCCTTCTGCAGCTACTCGTCTGAACAATTGTACGGTACGCTTCCACGATGAGTCTGGCTCTTTTAAAGAAGCATCCGCATCATGGCCACCTAAGCGCACTGAGACACGTTTCATCGGTGGCGGTGGTAAATTCTACCAACCAGCGAGTGATGCAGGTACGGGTGGTTGGACGTCCCCTACAATGCAATACGCGGTATGGGAGGGGCCTAGCTACCAAGGTAATTGTACGTTGACTTATAAGCTTGCTGTCAGAGTGTCTGGCGCATACACCTTAAAGATTGCAGCTGACGATATAGGCTCACTGAGCATTGACGGAGTTGGGCAATTTGCGGTGGTAAATCCCCCAGACGGTCGCAGATCTTGGCAAAGCGGTATATTAAATGGTGCGTACCAAGACTACGCAACAACGTACACAGTTAATCTTAACGCTAACCAAGTGTATACGATTACTGTCAGTGGCAATAACAATCTGGACGGCAATAACTCTAGTGTTGTCAACAATGCCTCTGGCAAGAACGTTCCAGGTGACAGCTCAACATACGTCAACGCAAACCCAGCTGGTGTCGCAGCAATATTGTCGTTAGCTTCCAATGGGAATGTGGTATGGACAACTCGTAGTGTTGCATACTCTGATCTTCGTCTCCTACCGGTGACGGATACAATCTACCAACAGCTTTTAACTGAAGACAACGGAAGCCAGCTCGAGAGAGATACTTTCCAAGACGGCATCACTGATTACTACCACGCATTGGCGATGGCAGAAGAGTCCGTACGTACGTCGCGTACTGCCTTTACTGTCAAGTTTGAGTATGTGCTAAAAGACCGCTACTTAGAACCGGGTGACTTTATTTCGTTGACAAGCAGTGACTTGAACTTGGCGAACGCTGTGCTGAGGGTCAATGAAGTGACACTGAAAGAAGGCGCGTCCTGTGAGGTTGTGGCAACACGCTTTGATTGGACACAGCTGTCATGGAATGTTGATGATAATAAGTGGTTATCGCCAACAAACCCCTTCGTGGGAAATGCACTGCCGGCACCTGTTTACTTAAATTACACGTTGAAAGTAGGCGGTGACAGTTTACCATCGGATTCTGCCGGTCGATTAGATTGGAACAAAGTTTCCGATGTACGTGTGGTCGAGTACAAGCTGTACTTCCACGAAATTTCAAACGTTGATGCAAGTGGACAACCTGTGTTTGAGGAGATATACCGTACTTCAAACAACAGCTACATACTGCCTAACATGGGTGCGGTGGTTGGGGTGTTTGGTGTACGCTCTGTATCTGGTACAGGTGCGGTGTCAGCAATGACTGTTAGCAGCAGTAAGGGCGCGTCACTGTGGTATGACCCTACTGCGGTTGTATTACTCACATGCGAGCCACCTACTATCAGCATCATGGCAGATATCACAGGATCAGTCACATCTACCGCCTACGCTGCTGCCAAAACTGCAATCACAGTAACAAGAAATGGTGCTGACGAGACTCACTTGTGGACAGTGCGGTCGTCTGCTACAACAGGTGTCGCTGGTGAGATCTTAAAGACTTCTGCAGGTACTTACTACCATGTCACTAGCTTTGATTCTACACTGCAGACTGCCACAGTGCCATTAATTGCTACACGCGACGGTTTCATGTCAGTACAAGGTAGCGTGTCACTTCAAAAGGTACTGGGTGTTACAAGCGCGTGTGCGGGTGCTGAGAATCCTACCAAGCCTGCTAGCGTCTCCGCCAGCGGTGCAATGGGGGTGATCGTTCTAACATGGCCAAGTGTGGTTTATAAGAAGCACGGCTATACAGAGATATGGGCTAGTACGACTAACGATTTTAAAACTGCGCAATATGCCGGTCAGACCTCAGGGGCTTATTTCAACTACGTAGCACCTATTACCTCGACCGCACCTACCGCGTCGGGTGTTGCAACAGGGGCTGCTTCTGGCAACATTAGCGGAGGTTCAGTAGCTGTGACCGCTGCGCTGCCTGCAACGGTAACTGCACCTATCGCCTTAGGGACGACAACTGTCTACTTCTGGTTACGAAACGTTTCGGCTTGTAATCTCGGAGCTAGTGCATGGTCTGACGTAGTGACAGGTGTTACCGATCCTTCCGTGGATACTATCGGTACTGTTATGACCAATAATGCCGCGTATTTTGTAAATCTCTTGGGATTAAACACTGCTGTCAAGCTGCTTACAGACCTCGATGCAACTATTGGTGGTATCATCGGCAGTGCCAACAGGACACAGGAGGCAGGAAAGACGCTTTATGACTCTGTCACTACGGTTACAAACAAGGTTACCGATCCAACGACAGGTTTGTCTAATACGTATAAACTCGCCAATGGTGCGTCTGTGGTGCTAGGTGACGCTAGCCTCGGACTCGTAAAGACTGTGAATGATATCAATTATTCGATCACAAATTCAAGCGGTGCAGTAAACTCGTCTATAAAATCGCTACAAGACACCATCGGTACTACTACAGCCTCAGGCTCCGTGTTGTATCGTATCAATAACATTGAGACAACGTTTACATCCCCTACAGCATTGACCAGCTATGTTACCAACTCTACCTTGAACACAGCAATTTCAAATGAGGCAGGTTCTATTTCTCAAGCGATGTCGCAATTGGTTGCAGGAATGGGGCTGGTAGCTCATACATGCGTCATCAACGGTAGTGTTGACAGTACCAAGACTACGCAAAGTGCTTGTACTACTGCAGGTGGTGTTTGGACAGCAGATACCACAGGTACATGCTACATCAATGGTAGTGTTGACAGTACCAAGACTACGCAAAGTACTTGCACTACTGCAGGTGGTGTTTGGAAACCTAGTGTCTCTAGTACTATACAGCAGACTGCAGATGCACGTGTAGGATACTGCCAAATGACTACTGTTGCCACTACCACTACTCCTGCCACTACTTACATTGACTGGAGCGCTACTAAAGACACTTGCACTGGTACTTGGGTTAAAGACCCTGTAACGTCATTGCAAAACTCAATGTCGATAACAAATGGCCTTACAAGTTATAGCTTTAGCCAAGCAGCTTCACTGATAGGTAGCCTGGGCTACGCTTATACTGTTAAACTCGCAAGCTCTACAGGGGCTGTAACAGGCTTTGGCATGTATAGCGGTGGTACTACCAACGACAAGAGTCTAATAGTTTTCAATGCCGATAACTTTTACATCGCCAATAACACCACCGCAGCCGCTACACTTGCGGGTGGCACAAGCCTCGCGAAAGATGCCACTACCTTGCCCTTCGCTATCCAGAAGGATGCAGACGATGTTACGCGTCTCTATATGCAGAACGCTTATATCAAGTCCGCCCAGATTGTAGATCTCAAGACAAACAACATAACGCTACAGCAAGCTATTTCGAACCAAGGCGTCACCGCACTATCAAGCGGTAATATCCAAACTTCCAACTTCGTACCGGGGTCTGCTGGATGGCAGATTAAGTACGACGGGACAGCTGAGTTTAGCAACCTGACAGTACGAACTGGCAACATTAGTGCTAACGCAGTTACGCGCTTTGCATCCGCAACAGGAGGTAGCGTAGCACCTAACGGTGTGTACAGCAGGCTACTCTCTGTAGCAATTTCGGCAGGTGCGCTAGGGATGAATGTCGTCGGAGCATTCAGCGGAAGAGCAGCTTACAGCTCTGGTACGAAAAAGATAGGGTATGTGGTACTACGAAGTTCTTCAGAGATACCAAGCGCTATCACATTTCCATTTAAAGACACCACGATAGACATCAGTCAATTACTCTATCTAGACCAGACAACAAATACTTTAAAGTACCAATACGATACAACCTCAGTGTTTGACACAAAGGCTATGTCCGCCTATACCGACCTGCCTTCATTCAGTTTTATGTCAGGACAAGAGAGCGCCAAGACATGGTATTATAGCGCTTGGGCATATGCCGAGGATGGTACGGTCGCCATTACAACATCTACAGTGAATCTGCTAGGGAGGATGCTATGAGTACTTATTATATAACAGACGCAAATGGTTATTTGGTTCAGAGTGGCATGGGTCAGCCGCCCCGTTTGGAGGACGGATGGTCTCTATACGAGGGTGTGCCAGACGTTGCCCTGGTCAGCCGCACAGAGGAGCATGTAAAGGCATCGCTATATAGAGACTACGCATCGTATCGTATGCATGAGTATCCTCCAATTGGTGACCAACTAGATGCTCTGTGGAAGCTTATCATGGCTAACCAAGATAAGATTGACTTGGCAGCGGCCGCACCCTTGCTATCTGCGGTACAAGCTGTTAAGGAGAAGTACCCCAAGTGATACGTGATGCGATGTCTCAGGCAGATTTAAAAGTCTGCCTGGAGATGTATAAGTCTATTAATGATGAGACGTTCATCCACGTAGACGATACTTTTGCACTTAAGCAGCTGCGTGAGTTTACAAAGCTACCTAGCGTACACGGTGGCTTTTACTTGAGCGTTGAAGAGCACCGTATCGTAGGGTGGATGGCGTACCATGTTACTCGATCGAAATATGGTGGTGAGCTGCAAGTAGTGCAACACGTGTGTGGTGTAGCTCCTAGGGGCTTAGCAGGTATACGTGTGCAGTCAGAGCTACACGAAGAACTTATTAGGCGAGCATATCTCGTTAATGCCGTTAGTGTAGTCTCTTCCGGAAACCCTTATGACACCTCTTTCGTATTCGCAAGGGTACTCGAGCGCCAGGGTTGGAAGCGGAGAGGCTTCATGGCGATTTATGAACTATAATAACATGGAGGTGTAATGTCACAACAGGACTTTACGCAAGGTGAGTCGAATCCTCGGAGACGAGAGGGTGACGCCTCACTTGTCCGATTAGAGATGGGGTTAGCGAACGTTGTAGAAAAGTTGGCAGACATGTCAGAGCGGCTACAGGTAGTCCAAAAGCATGAACTAGCAATTTTGAACTTACAACAAACCAAGGAGCAACAGCAAAAGAGCATTGAAAGTTTGACTGATGCAATTCACAATTTGACAGATAAGTTAGGGCAGCTATCTATAAGATTCTTAACAGGTATTGCATGGGTTGCAGGGGCGTCTGCTGTAATCTTTATTATGTATGTGCTGCTCAATTCCGGCTGGATACATGTAGGGGGCGCAAAATGAGTCAATTGGACATTGCTGCGCGTAGGTTTGATCTCTGGGTTAAAGGTCTCCTTATCATGTCTGTGCTGGCAGTAGCTGGCGCAGGTGCTTTATTTCATCACTGGTACTATGCACCTGATCCTTTGTATGTAGATTACCCTGAAGGAGATAATCATTGGTCACAGTGTTTTGAAAGGAAATTTCCACTCGCTAGAATGGTGAAATCTGATGCAGACTTAGAGATCGCTATCAAAGGGTACTGGTGGAACATAGACGGTATCGATGATGTCGCAGGTAAGCTAAACGAAGTACCCGCTGACTACACACACTACTCGCTTACTGCAGGTACAGATCAAGAGTTTACTTTTCCAAAAACAGTGCCTGCAATAATTGGATTCGGACGATATAGGTACCGACCGCAAGCTACCTACCGCGTCAACCCTATCAAGACTATTGTAAGGGATCTACCTGTACAGTATGTAAACGTAGTCTGCGACTATGATATCGTAAAACACGGGGCAATGCCATGATAGAGTTGGTATTGAGTGTAGGCTTTACAGTGTGGTTCTGGGGTACAGCTACTGGATTTATTCAGCCACTACCTCATGTAGACACATCAACACAACAAGAGGAAATTATATATGGCAAAGATTCTACTAACTAGTTTCTTATTTCTACTGATGACTTTTTCAGCTCAGGCTGCTGTAACAGAGTCTTCGTTTTCGTACCTGACAGGTAATGGCTTCGTTTCAGGAGACCCTTCTAGAAATACCTATAGGTTTGACACACTTACTATAGGAGAATATGGTGTTATTTACGGACGTGCCGACACTACCAGCTTTGACGACGCTAATGCTTCTGTCACTACTCGTCTTATTGGTCATCTGGGTAAAGGCTTCCATCTGTCGGCAAATCTGCAAAATCAAAAGGGGCTTGACGTCAGTGCCGTCGGAGGTGGCTTTAGTCACTTTGGAGCACAGAGCTTCAGTGTGGATGTGTCCAAGATGTCCTCCAACTACTACGGAGACGGTACACACCTCTTCATATTTGGAGCTTCTGAGTTTGGTGGCAGCTTCAAGGTCGACGGCTTCATCGAGGTGTTGTATCCTGAAAAAGGACAAGACGTATACTTCGCGCAACCTGCGATAAGCTACGTTGTAAATAAGACATTCTCAGTTGGCCTGGAGAAGCAGCTCTACCTCAATAAGAACGGGGTGTACAATTTGAACGAAGATGTTACTCAATTACGACTAAAGGTGGTGTTCTAATGCGTTATCTAGATATTATTAAGGATGGAAGAATCTACCTGCTACTGATACCTGCGCTTGCTGTGCTTTCAACAGATGTCAACTTGTTGCTTAGTATTTTGTTCATAAGCTCTGCTGCGCTTATTATTGCGGTGTTCGTGCATCTAATTCGCAGAATCTTGATTAAAGATGCCGATATGGGTGATGCAGCTAAACTCGCTATGACAACGCCTACAGGCTCAGCCATTATACATGCTGGTGTGAGCGTTATGCTAGGTTTGATGTTTATCGGCATGGCAATCTGGCTATCAGGTGGTGGCCATGGCGGTTGATCTGCCGCCCAACGCGCTCCTATACTACCCGATGCTACAACAAGAAGTGCATGCACATTGGAGTGAAGCACCTAGTGTTCCATTTCTTGGTGCGCAAGTCGAACAAGAGACTTGCATTAGCCTGAAGAGTAAGGGTTGCTGGAACCCGCGTACAGAGCTTAAGACTGACAGGGAGTATGGCTTTGGCTTGTCACAGCTTACCGTCACTGATAAGTTTAATAACTTCACAGCGGCTAAGGGCTGGGACAAGTCTCTGGCAGATTGGCAATGGGAAGACAGGTACAACCCTAAATACCAATTGAGGGCACTTGTAATCTATATGCGTGATCTGTCTTCCAAGATAATTGGCGCGAGTACTCCTGCAGACCGCTATGCATTCACACTTAGTGCCTATAATGGTGGATTAGGTGGCGTTTTGAGAGACAGAGCTTTGTGTACTGCAACGCCAGGTTGCGATTCTAGTAAATGGAAAGGCAATGTGGCTAACGTCAGCTTTCGATCCAAGACAGCAGTCAAGGGGTATGCTCAGAGCTTCTTTGGAATCAACAGAGGCTACGTGGTGAATGTAATGGAGATTCGTTATAAAAAGTATGAGGACTTATAATGTGGTTGAAATTAAAGCTTACAGTGATGCTGCTTCTACTTTCTTACATCGGATATCTCAATATAGAGAACTATCGGATGAAGTCGGAGGTTGCTCAGTTGAAAGAAGCTGTGGCAAAACAGATTGCGGAAACCAATGCAGAAGCCGCACAGAATCTCCAAGCCGCGCAAGTCCTGGCGAACCAGTTAGGAGAGAAGCAATTGAAATTGCAAAGGAGCATTCAGAATGGCAAGAGTTCAATTGATCGCAAGATTTCGACCAGTGGTGATGATTGTGGCTTTGGGAGTCCTTGCTGGTTGCAGCTCTACAACGACGCCAATGGTGGAAGTCAAGTACGTCCGTGAGGATGTACCTGCAATATTCCTGGTGTCACCAGAGGGACCTGAAATGGTCCCTTTGACTGCTTCGCCTAAAGAGTTTCTCCTCATCCATAACGCTAATGCAGCTAAGTGGGCCACTTTGCGTGCTCAAGTTAGTGGACTTATTGAATGGAATGCTGAGAGAGCTAACGCTACTGACGGGTTTTCGCACAAGCCTTGACGCCTGGTTACAACACCAAAGCACGCCTGTGGCACGTTTGCAGGGTGTGCTATATGGTAGCCATGCTTAAAAATTGTGCGCCACCACGGACTCATAACAAAATCCCCTTGGGAATCATCAGCTTACAACTGGTGGTTTCTGAGGGGTAAAAAATTGCGAACGGGGAGGCACTACAGAAACACGCGAGACGCTAGCTTAGGTGCTACAGGTGCGGTTTTTTTGGTGTTGGTAGGGTAGTCGGCTATCGGCCGAATTTGCACACCACACGCGCCAGCTTTGGTGATCTGAATTTTCACAAAAGTATTGATAAAAAACTGCGCAAAACGTAGTATCTTATATGAAAAGACTTTTAACAATTACTCAAGGAGAGTATATCATGGCTATCAAGCTAGTATTCGTTGCAATGGTTGCAGCTACGTTTCTACATATGTATGAGTCTTCAGCACAAGCTGAAAGGATCATTGCGTTGCAGCAGGCTGTCACTGCTGAGATGTCTACCCTAGAAGCACAGATGACAGCATCGGAAATTTCCGACGCAAATGCAGAGATCTTATCAATGCTGCAGAAGGCAGGCAAATAAGATGATGACGTATAAAATGGCTATTTGCGTATTTTGTATGTGGGCGGTGTTTAAGCTGCTTACATACAAACCGTAAAGGTGTTTGGGAAGTGCTATGAAGACTTTTCTATTATTGACAATTTTGTCTTGCAATGTGTTCGCAATATCTCAAGAAGAAATGCGTGAGAACACGAAGAAGCTTTTACAAAGCCTCCCAGCAGATGCTGTAGAGCTTGTCCCAATAGTCTCACAGAGTGCTCAAAAGCAACTAACTGTAAGACAGGTGGATGGGTACGGTAACCCTACAAAAGACGGTATCATATTTATAATAAAGGATGAAAGTAAATGACTACTATTAAACTCGTAGTATTGGTAATATCAAGCATAACGCTGGGTATGCTCTTAGGATTCTCTGCACATGAGGCGATGTCTTTCTGGACGTTGGTGCGGGTGTTTGAGATGAAGCAGACAATCACTCCATACATCACTGTCATAGCACTGGTGGGTGTGATAGGTGTATTGGTACATAAGCTTGCACAGCCTCAAGAGTGTGAAAGTAAAATGACTACGATTAAACTTGCAGCCGTGGCAACCGCAGGCATCTTGCTAGGGATGTTCTTAGGTTTCGCGATACATGACGCGATGTCTTTCTGGACGTTGGTATGGGTGCTTGAGATGACGCAGACGGTCATTCCTTACATCATGATTGTAAGTCTCGTTGGCGTGATAGTAGGATTGGTACATACGCTTGCACAGCCACAGAATGAAGCTGCTGCAGTAGCACCTGCAACTTCAACATGGTCGGAAGAAGACGAGACTCTACTTAGAGATCTTATAAAAGAAGACCTACAATCTAACCCAAGTAATACTTGATATCTCCAACTAACAGCCCTGAACATGGCTTAAAACTGTTCAATTTTTATTTTTTTTTTTTCCTTTAGAATCAGGATTCCTAGATAATTATGAAGAGTATTTCACCAGTAACAGCCGGGATCGCTATGATCCTTGCGGCTACTGCTCTGAAGTACTTTTTGTATTTTATTGCCGCATTAACAATTTACAGAGTATTGACAAAAAGATAGGAGAAACGCAAGAATGAGTACCAGAGAAGCACTTGTAGAAAGCTGGAATAGGCGGGCGAGGGCAGAAATCTCACCAAATGAGGCGATTTCTTTTCTTCGTGAGATTAATACCGTGAGCCTCCTTGACGACGTAATAAGCACGTTATACCTCTTTACGAGACCCTCACGTGGTAGCGATGTTCATTACTTCACAGATGTGGCTAACAGAATCGGAGGTATCGTAAGACGTAGATTGTCCTTACCACTAGATACCGGCACTAATGTACGAGCAGGTGCCTTTTTGCTGTATACTTTCGAGGAACTTGGCATCACGACTGTGGGACAAGCTGCCAGGAACAATCATGCGGCATATACTGTGGTGATTAAAGACGAAGAGGCTCTCAAGCGATTGTGGGGTGCGGTACCCGCGACACGCACCACTCAAATGCCGTCGCTCACCACTTACGCACCTTGGCGTGCCGGCATTCATAGTAATGGCAAAAAGATGATTAAGACAGGTAATAAAGAAATCTTAGCAAAGCTAGACTTTACTGAAGACTTTCTGCTATTTGAAAATCTTAATAAATCTCAAGCTATCGGCTGGAATGTTTCCGAGGAAGTTGTTAGCATTGCAAAATGGGCGTTACGCATTAAGGCTGATGCATTTCTAGATATCTGGGAAGCATCTAACAGAGAAGCGAAAGCTACCAAACTTCGTGAAAGCGAGACAATCCTGGAGATAGCCAACAAGTTCTTGCATGAAACATTCTATCACCAATACTACTATGACTTTCGAGGTCGTAAGTATTGCTCGACTGCGTATTTGCATGAACAAGGCCCAGATTTATCCAAAGGTATCTTGGTGATAGCCAAGAAAAAGTCATTAGGAGATCAGGGATATTTCTGGCTATTAGTCTCGATTGCTACCAACTGGGGCGGAGCGTCTCATGTCGAGGGTGTCAAGACAGATAAGCTTCCACTCGCGGGACGTGCTGAATGGGTGATGGCTAACGAAGAGTGGATACTGGAATGTGCAGTGGATCCTCGCAAGCAAGACAAGTGGATGGAAGCTGACAGTCCTTGGCAATTTCTGTCCAACATAATTGTACTTCGAGATCTACGTGTAAACCAAGCATCAATTGGGGATTTCAATGACTACTCTTTTGAGACGGGCATTGTGGTATATATTGACGGCTCTAACAACGGCTCACAGCACTTAGCTGCAATGACACATGACGAGGTAACTGCACCGCATGTCAACCTGGCTCCTTCTGAGTTGCCAGGAGACTTATATGCATATGTTGCAGAGTATGCTTGGCAAAGTGTTCAAAAAGAATGTGATGAACTAACTGAAGAGGAGATTGCAGAATGTAATCAGTTCATAGATGAGTTGATCAATCTAAAAGCGATGTATCAAAAATCTACACCCAAGTCAGAGGAGCGCGAATTACTGGGTGCTATGATAACGGTGTTGAAGCAAGAAAATGATTTGCTTTCTAAAATATCTGCACCAGTCTATTGGAGTCGTATCAAGGATCTTAAGGAACGAAGAAAGATCGTCAAGAGAAACGTGATGACAGTTCCCTACGGTGGCAGCAGATATGGGATGGGTGAACAACAGATCGATGACGCTAAGAAGCATGGTATTCAGTTGCTAATGGCTATGGAGCATCGCTGGGGCGGCTGGATGGGTAGCGTCATTTTTGAGACTTGCCAAGGACATATGAATAAGCCAATGAAGCTTCTAAAGATTTTTGAAGCGGCAGGTGCGCGAGCAGAAGCTGAGGAGAGATACTTAGAATGGACTACACCTTTAACAAACTTTCCAGTGTGTCAGTTCTATGTGGAAGGACAAGTCAAAAAGGTATGGGTGCAGTATGGGCCAAAGTATGAGCGAGCGTCCACCGGTAAGTATGTCAACACGTTTCAGCTACGTGTAGCTTTCCCTGAGCTACCTATCATGTCTAAGCGTAAGCAAGCGCAAGGTGCTAGCCCTAATGCAATTCACAGTCTAGATGCTGCGCATTTGTGTCTGACAGTGAACGCTTGCCCATTTGATATTGTGACTATTCACGATTCATTTGGAAGTCATCCCTCAGACATGCCAGAACTGTTCAGGATTGTACGTGAGCAGTTTGTTGCCTTGTATCGAGCTGAGCCACTGGCGCATTTGATGCATTGTCTTCAGACAGACGCTTCTCACGTGGAAATCGGTACACTTGATTTGGACTTAATTTTACAATCAGAATTTGCATTTGCATAGGAGGCATTATATGCGAAAACCTTTCGTGGGACAAGAGGGCTACACAAGGGCGTTGCAACAACTTCGCTTGGACCGTAATCAAGTTAGAACAGATGTGTTTGGATGCGTAGCGTATACGCTTACCAAGCCATACTCAAAGGTGTATAAGGCGCATCGCGGAAAGATTTACCTAGTCTCTTACAACTATAAGGATCTTCCGTTGATGGGATTTTATTGCGAAGACGGTACAATCACAATGGCGGACGTTGTGGCTTTTCAAAACTTCATTATCATGCTAAAGCAAAATAAGGTGAATTTCTCATGAGGTATTATACAGGCCTCAGGCAGCTGCATTATGCAGGTTTACGTGAGCATGTCCAAACAGGGACAGATGCACAATGGCGACTGAGTGTGTTGCTGCGTGAAGGTAGCAGTGTTGCGACAGTGCGGGCTGTGGTAGGCGTTGTCGGTGATGTAGTCAAGGCTGGCTTAGAAGAGCTTTCCATGGGGCTGATTGACTTCACACACTTGTCACGTAGACATATTATTGGCACTGAACTGCAGGTATTGAATATGGGCGATAACATCCAACTCCATGTACGCCTTATAGGTGCAGCCAGTGTTGTATTGGATTTTTATAAACATGAGGTTATAACTGATGCCGACATTTAATTACATATATGGATGGGAACTATCCACAGGCAACGTCATCGCACTGATAGGCTTGTACTTGCCGGAAGGCTACTATGACTTGACACAGTTCAAGGCAGAAGACTTACCGCAAGCAATTTATGAGCGTTATCTCGATCTTCGATCAGGGCTGGAGCGTTGGGCATGAAAATAGCAAACACATTTGCTGAGCTAGAAGTCTTCCCACAGGAAGCTTTAGCAAAAATCAAAGAAGCTCCATTTTGGGGCGACTCTGATTATGAACCTTTTTCAACAAACTTAGGAGGAACTTTTTATCTACTAGAGGCGCAGGGAGAGCTCAACTTTGTCTATGCGCATCTCGCCATAAACGATCTTTCGGAGCCTGTATGGGACTTCATAGATCGCTTAGGGGACTGGGTTGTCTTAACCCTTATTCGGAACTCACTTGGTGGTGATGTATTCGTTATCCCGGGAAACTATCCTGAAACAATCAACTTTAAAAACTCTCAATAAAACGTAAGGAATATATGTAATGG